AATAAATCTTACTATGAAGACAATTTTAACATTAAAGTACGGTGACAAGTATACGGCGAATGACGTTAATCGTATTGTTGAGGCTACCAATAACAAATATAACTACGTCTGCGTTACAGATGATACAGAAGGTCTTCACTCTGATATTTATACGATCCCTATTGAGGAAGAGACAGAAGGTCACTGGGAAAAGGTAAAATTATTCAAATTAAATACATTTGGAAAGATTCTGTATCTAGACCTAGATGTTAGAATACAGCATGATGTAGATCATCTGTTTGATATGCTTGACAATACTCCTATCGTTTGTTATACTTATTGGAAAGATAAAAACTTTCCTTATCATAAAGACGCTAGGTGGTCATTTAATTACCTAAGTAACTTCAATTCTAGTGTAATGTTGTGGGAAGACGCAACGCATATATATAAGTATTGGGAAGAAAACAAAGATTATTACATGGTTAAATACGCAGGTGACGATAGATTTTTATACCATGAAAACTTTACTTTCGAGCATTTCCCAGAAAACGAGATTTACTCTTACAAATTCTCAGGCGGAACTTACAAGCCTGAATATACGATAGCATTATTAAACGGGCAAGCAGACTTTCCCGACATTGAGAAAGAATATGATGAACTTTGTATGCATAAAATGGGGTGACAAATACACTCCTGATTATGTAAATAATCTCTTTCGTATGGTTAAGAAGAACTATACGAAGCCTTTTACATTTACTTGCTACACAGACGACACTGAAGGTCTAGAGTGTGACACGCATTCTATTCCTGATGACGGTGTTCTACATCCAGATCATTGGTTTGGCAAAGAAGGATATTGTTGGGATCGTGCAAAGTTTATTGTATTCAATTCACACAAATGGTTAGGATATGAGGGCAAGTGGTGTTATTTTGATTTAGATGTTATCATTCAAAACAACATAGATGATATAGATGAGCTGGCAGAAAAGCCAAGAATAGTGCATTCAAAGTGGCAAGACCCAAAACAGAAACACGAAAGACTCTTTATTGATATGAGAGGCACTTTCTACAACTCTAGTATGATGCTTTGGAACTCTGACCAATGTGAAAAAATATATCACGAAGTTTTATTCGATGATGAAATGGTTTTCAAGACCTTCTATAAAGGTTCTGATAACTATCACTATTGGAGACGCAGAGATTTCTGGTCAAACATTCCTTTTGATTGGGTATACTCATACAATAGAGGCATGAATTATCCAGATGATTTAGAGTTATTTAAATACAGACCCGATGCTAAATTGTGTGTATTCAATACAGACCTAACGCCTGATCCTAGAGCTAAAGCACAGATAAAACTTGAAGACTTGAAAGATAAAGATTTATTGAGGTTATGGAAATGCGAGTAAACTACATCTGCTGCAAATGGGGTACTAAGTATGGACCTCACTTTGTGAACAAACTAAAGAATATGGCAAAGCGTCATACTGATCCTGAAAAGTTTGACTTTCACTTCTATTGCTATACTGAGCATCCTGAAGGTCTAGACGAGGAGATTAAAGTAATTGACTTCCCTGACATTGACAGCATTCATCCTAAGTATTGGTTTGGCTCTGATAATTTTAAATATGGTATGGCTCGTTGCTGGGATCGCCCTAAGACTTTTGTCTTTAACACTCATAATTTTGCTGACGATAAACCTACTGGGCGTTTCGTTTTTCTGGATCTGGATGTTATTATCCAGAATGATATGGGGCCTATCATTACATACGACTTAGATCGTCCGACTAAACTTAGAAGTTGGTGGCAAGATCCTCGTCCAATGAACACTCGTCAGTTTAAATTGGCACACGGCGCTTACACTAATGGAAGCTGTCAAGTATGGAGTGACGATCAATGTGAAGTAATATGGAAAGACGTTCTGAAGCATCAAGAACAGATATGGTTTACATTTACCGACGGCACTGATAATTACCACAGCTGGCGATGGGGAGATTTTAGTAAAGAAAAACTGTGGGGCCATTTCCCAAGTTGGATGGCATACTCATACAATCGTGGCCGATCTTGGGACGAAGATGATCTGAGAGTAGATACTTATCGCCCAGGTGCTATTCTTTGTGTGTTTAACATTGACTTGTTGCCATTCGAAGATAAGAGCCGTGGCAGCACTAAACAAGATGACTTAGCAGATCCTGACTTATTGGCACATTGGATATGAACTTACACATTTATACAGTTAAATGGGGCACTAAGTATCCAAGTTCTCATGTGAATGAAATATACAAACAATGTGTGAAGTTTGTTGAAAGAAACTTTAAGTTTTATTGCATCACAGAAGATCCTACTGGATTAGATCCTAATATAGTTGTATTAAAAATACCTGAAAATAACTATTACGAAAAGTGGTGGAATAAACTGTATTTGTTTGACACTAATGTAGTTTGGCAAGAAGGTGAAAAGATATTTTTAGATTTGGACATTGTTGTCCAAAGAAACTTAAATGCCTTTATAAAGTTTCCATGTGAAGATAAATTATTATTTGTTAAAACTGAGTGGCATGATCTTAAAAAAATGAAAAAAGATACTGAGCATGTTCCACACAAATATACTGATTTAAATTCTAGTGTGTTAAGATGGAACGATAGTCTAATTGAATCAGAAGAAATGAAAAGATTCAATAAGATGATTAGAGACTATCCTAGTCAAATGTTTTTCTATTTTAGAGGACTAGATAATTTATTTTATAACAAGTTTAGTCACGATCATATAGGACACTTTCCTAGTGGTTGGGTATACAGTTATAACTACGGGTATCAATACCCAAATGATGTAGAAGAATTTAAATACAGAGAGACACCTTTTATATGTTTATACGACTCGATGGAGAGACCTGAAGATGTTAAAATTGAATTTTCTGACTAGTTTCAGATATTGGGGCATGGCGCTTGATAAGATTGAGCACGAAATGCCTCACAAACATGATGACTTTAGAAAGTCTATGAACCCAAACACTATGGATGCTGCTGTTTGGATGATGGAAAATCTAGTAAAAATAATACAAGCTGAAAATGATGGGATTCCTCCATCTGAACAGAAAGCATATAATATTATTGTATTAAATTCTTGGCTGGGCTTTCCTCTTGTACCTCTAATCTGTGAGAATATCAAAGTAAAGCACATGGATTTGATTGATATTGATAACGAAGCACTAGAATTGTCTAAAGTTTTTAACAAGTATTACACAGATCAAGGAATGGATATCAATCATCTCTGTTTAGATATTCCATTTGCGTTTCATGATATCAATGCGCTTGATACTGATATTGTTATTTCTTTAGGTTGTGAACAAATGTATCCTCTCAAAGAACTAACAACAAAGAATCCTGATTGTATGTTTGCTCTACAGTCTAGTAATGTAATTCAGGAAATGTATGGCATCAACTGTGTGTCTAACATAGATGAGCATCTAGAAAACACAGGCATAACAAAACCACTCTACACAGGACAAATAGAGCAGTTTTATTATAATTGGGAAGGTAAAGTTTTCTTTGATCGATTTATGGCTATTGGAAAGAAGTAGCGTCTTCGCCTGAAATGTCTTCAATCATGTCTTGCCATATCTCTAGATGTGGTACGACAAATCCTAAAGTAAGACGAGCCTCATGAGACCCGGCACAGTGATAAACTACTTTGTCGGGTTCTCTTCCTTTACCAAAGTATCCTACTTTACAAGTCCAGCCTGGACTGTCTTTCATATTCACTACTTGTTTAGTGATTGGATCTCTGTATCGAAAGAATCCATTTCCTTCTTTAGAATAAGACAGTAGAATATTATAGCCAGAAGCGTTCCAATTATTATGCCATCCCATAAAGCCACCAGGAGGATAATAAACATTGACTGCCTGATTGCGAGCACCTAAGTATGAACACAGCTCTGTTGCCATGTTCATACATTTTTTCTTATGTTCAGACGATACCCTTTCTTCAGAAGCAATGTCTACCGAAATAGTTTTCTCGGGATAACCAATATGCTCACCGTCTTTAGATACTACTTCTTCTAAATGTTCTAAACTACATCCTTTTGGCAGAGTGTAGCCTTGATGGCGTCCTTCATGATGAGCTATCTTGTTTAACTCTGTCAAGTCTTGCTCAAAAAACCAGTCACTATAGTCAGTGATAATCTTTAGAATATCTTCGTTTTTTATGTCAACTAATTTCATTTAGTCTAACTTGTCCTGAGGTATTGTGTGATGATATAGAACAACATCAGTTCCTTGAAGTTCTTCAAAGTGATAGCCATTCACAAAGTTCCAACGAGCGTCTGGTTCTTTGATGTATCCCCACTTGACTCCTTTTTCGCCATAAGTCAATAAGCGCCACATAGTAAATGTATCCCATTTACGAGCGTCTTCTGGATAGTGTTGCATGTCATAATCTGGCTCCCATTGTCTGAGATACTCAGTATACCATGCGCCCATCAAGTCCATTGTTGCTTCGTTCTTTCTATATATAAAGAACCCACAATGACAAGTCATCTCTTCGCCTTCTGCTAACTTAGTTA